CAGCAGACCGCGGCCGGGGCAGCCCCGCTCCCGTTCGGCCGCGTTCCGCTGTGCAAAACCCACGCTCGGAAACGCTTTCCTTTTCGCCGCCTCCCCCGTTTCGCAGAGGCAGTCGCCGCCGCGCTTCGCCGTTTCGCCGCGCGAAGCCGCCGTCCCGCAGCCCGAGGCGGTAGCAGTATACGCACAGCACCGCCATGCCGCATACCGCAAGCGCCAGAACAAACGTTAAAAGATCAGATAACACGATATTTCCCTCCTTGCCCCAGCGGTCCCGCCGTGGGCTTTTTCATGTTGAAATCATCCCGCAGGATGTCGTGAACTGCAGCCTCGGGCGCATGCGCCGCCGTGCTCCAGTAGGTGCAGAAGCCGCGCAAAGCGTCCGGTGCGTGGGTCAGCTCGTGGGGCGTGACCGCCGCGTCCTCCGGCTTCCGTTCGTCGTGCCGCAGGGCGGGCAGCGTGCGGATCAGGTTTGCGCAGGTGTCGAAGATGCGCAGCCGCGGCAAAGCCGGGCCGGACGCCTGCGGCGCTTCCGCCTCCGTTTCGCTGCACAAAGCCGGGCCGGACGTTCGCAGGCGGAGCGTTTGCGCGGCTTCGCCACCCCGCGCCTCCTCGTTTTCAACTCGGTTTTGCACGCAAAACCGGCGCACGCGGTCGCGGGCTTGCGCCCGCGTGGCTTCGCCACCCCGCGCCTGTCCGCCCGGCCCCGGCGCCAGAAATTCCCGCACCGCCAGCCATCCGGCCACACGGCTGTTGCCCGTCTTTGTAAGCGGCACGCCGTTCTCCAAAAACAGCTCCGCCGCGCTTTTTCCCGTGTCCTGCCTGCGGTTCCACAGGTCCGGCGGAGCCAGCCAGGCCTGCACCGCGTCGCCGCCGTTCACCTCCAGCAGCCGCCGCGCCGCCGCGCTGATGATATGTCCCTGGCCGTTTTCCCCTTTTCCGTTGTCCCGTCCCTCGTACAGCTCCCGGTACACAACGGCGCGCCCCTGCTCGTCCACAGCCACCCAAAGCGCCGCCAGCATGTCCATGCCGTAATCCAGCGTCACATAGCGCCGCCAGTGCGCCGGGATGCCGTGCGGCCTGCACACATGCACATTGCGGTCAAATTCCGCGAAATACTGGCCCTCGAAAATGTCCCATTGGCCCAGCAGCCACGCCCGGCGCTGTTCCTCCGGCAGATTTTCCAGCATGCGCACATAGTCCGGGTCATGTTCCATCAGGGCATGGTTGTCGTACACATTGGCGGCGATAAACACATAGTCTTCGGGATGCTCCGTCTTTTTGTACCGCCTGTCGATGAACAGCCGCTTCACCCAGGCGTGCCCCACGCCGCCGGGGTTGCAGGTCAGATAAAAGCGCTTTGGGAAGTCGTTGGCGCCGCGCAGGCATGCCGTCAGCGTGGTGAACTGGAACTCCGTGAACTGCGTGGCCTCGTCCATAAAAATAACGTCGTACTCCTGCCCCTGGTATTGCAGCACGTCGCTCTCGCTGCTGCAATAACCGAATACGATGCGGCTGCCGCCGGGGAACGTGAAGGATTTGTCCGCATCCCGGTACCGGGCGACGCCCGCAAGGTCCGCCGTCATCGGCAGGATATGGTTTTCCCGCAGCTCCGGGAACGTGCGGCGCACGATCAAAATGCCGGCGCCCGGGTAAGACAGCGCCAGCCCGGCGGCTTTTTTGCGCACCGCCCAGCTTTTGCCGCCGCCGCGCGCCCCGCCGTATGCGATAAAGCGTGCGCGCGCCTTAAAAAATTCGATCTGCCTCGGGTTCGGCTTCCCGATGTCCCATTGCATCAGCCCATCAGCTCCCGTACTTCTTTTGACATTACGACCTGTACCGCGGCGCCGCCGTTCCCTTCAATGGGCTGCGAGGCCTTGCCGTATACGCGGTCCAGTATGGTCTTTGCCGCGTCCATCCGCTGGGGCAGCGTGGCGTTTTCGTCGTCCACGGTCCGCACCAGCATCTGTACGGCCGCGCGCGCCGCCGCCTGCAGCAGCTCCTGCGCGCTCTATGCACAGGCGGCGTCAGCGTCCGGCGCGGGGGAGCGCCGCGCCTGCCCCCCTTCGGCCGCGTCCCGCTGCGGCGAAGCCGGAACGGGCGCGTGCGGCCCTTCCGCCTTTTGGGCTTGCCGCGCAAGCTCGGGCGCGGCATTTCGCCGCGCGAGATCCCCCTGTGCGGCCGTCTGCTTCGCGGCCCCGGCTTCGCCGCCCCGCACCGCTGTTTTGCTGTTGTCGCTTTTTGCAGTTTTCGCGCTCGTATGCTCGCCTCCTCGTTTTCAACTCGGTTTTTGCTGCGCAAAAACCGGCGCAGCCGGTTACCGGCCCCACTGGGGCCGCTATTTTGCCG